TTATGCCTGTTTGATTTCTGGCAATTTGACCGTCATCCAGTCGCCGCGCATGTCCCGATACTTGGCAGCCATTTCCTCGGACGAGTGACCCAGCAAGGTCTTGGTGTCCACCCCGATTTCGTCGTAGAGCCGCTTCGACAGCGAGCGCAGTTCGTGGAAGGTCGGCGGGTCTTTGTCGCCCCACCAGGCTTTTCGCTGCTCGTCACTGATCTTCTGCGTGAGCCGCAAGAAGGCCTTGCTGATGGCCTGTTCATGCACTCGATCACCGCGCTTGCAGAGCGTGCGCGCCACGGTATGGTGCAGGACGTACTTGCTGCCGACGACTCCGAAGCGCCTGCTGGACTGGATAACCTGCTCGATGGTCAGCCCGATCTGCGGCAGCCCAAGAGCCAACGGGATGCGTAGCTTGTGACCCTCCTTGTCCTGCACAACATGGAGGAAGCCGTCATGTGCATCGCTGTATTTGATGTTGCTCACATCACCGATGCGCTGTCCGGTCAGGATTGCGAGCTGCAGGGCGTGAACCAGCCACGGATAGCCTGACTTCGCCTGGTCCAGATACGCCATGAATTGCTCGAGCGTGAGCCGCGCGCGCTTGACGTTGACCTGCGGGGCCCGGGTGATGGATGCGGGATTGCTGTCGCGCGGGATCCAGCCTGCCGCCTCAGCCTCACTGAAGCAGTCGATCATGAATGAGCGCATCGACTGCGCCTGTCGCTGCTTCCCCTCTGCGATGAAGCGCTCGATCAGGTCGTTGCAGTGCTTGGTGGTGATGCCGGCAAGCAGGGCCTCGCCGAAGTGCTCGCGCAGGTGCTTGATGCGACTGCGGTCGGTCTTGAGTGTGTTGGGGCTGCGCTCCATGCCGCGCTTGCCGGGTCTGCGCAGCAGGATGGCATCGAACTTGTCCAGCCACTCCGCCATTGTCTGCCCGTTCTGGCCGGACAGCCGGTCCGCCAGTCTGGCAACGGGAGCCTGGCGCTCAGCCAGAATGGCGCTGTTTGCTTCGCGCGCCTGGCTGGCGGCCTCGGCAAAGTCATAGCCAAGGCCGTACTCCCTGCCGGTGCGCGGGTCGCGCCAGTAGTAGTACAGCCCTTGCGCCTTCTTCCTTGCAATGAGGTAGTCCGGCCAATTGCGTCGGGCCCTCTGCCGCCTTCCAACCATTTCAGCCAATCCGATCAACAAGGCGAGTTGCCTTGCCCTCCAGTTTACGTTTCTTTTTCGGGGCGCAGGTACGCGCTCCGATGACTTGCGCATCCTCTTCCACCCAGTAGCTGCGGCCGATGAACTTGGGCGCCGGGTTGATCAACCCAGCCTCGCGCCAGTTGTAGAGCGTCTGCCGCGTCGGCGGCGGGTCGAAGTTGCGCCGCGCCCATTCAGTCAGGGTGATTCGCATTGCTGCCTCCAAGAGAAAGCCCGCTGCTGCGGGCTGGTGTTCAAAACAGTTCGAGCTGCGCGGGCAACTCTCCGGAAATTCCGGAAGGTTCAGGCGTCATCGCCGCCCGCCGGCACTTCGCCGCCCAGCCGATCAGCGTCCAGTACCAGTCCTGATGCTGTGGCTGCTTGATGCGAACGTGCCGGGCCTGCGCCAGATAGACGCGGGCTTGGTGGGTGTGGGTGGTCATGGACGCTCCGGGCGTAAAAATCCCCGCGCGCGGCGGGGTGGTGGGTATCCGCCTGTAGCCATTTCACTGGAAAGGCTGCAGGCTGGTGGGGTGCTGGGTATTACGCCGCTTTTTTGAGCCGGGTTGCGGCGGCGGCGATGATGTCGGGCATGTCGGCGCGGCGGAACGCAGCGCAGCCGGGGTCGGCCAGCAGCTTGGGCAGTTGCTGCGCCGTCACCATCACGGCGTCAGCGGGGATGTCCATCAGCAGCATGCGGCCCTGTTCGTTGAAGTGCAGGCAGAAGCGGGCGCTCTGCAGCTGCGCCATGGCGTACTCGTTCAGTTCGCCGGGGCGCGGGCTGCCGTCGCTGTTGGGCATCTGGGCGATGTAGGCCAGCGCTTCGTCGGTCTGGTCGGCGGGCAGTTGTTTGTAGCTGCCGAGCTGGAAGTGCTTGTTGAAGCGGCTCCACGCATACGGGCGCTGCTTGCCGTCCGGGAAGCGGGCGGCGATGGCGTCCTGCAACTGGCGTTGCTGGGCGGGGGTGATGGTCGGCGCCTGCGGGACTTCGTACTTGCCGGTCTTGCGGATGGTGGGCAGGACTTCAGATGTAACCCACCTCTTGAACTTCTTGGCTTCGGCCTTGCGGCTGCCGAGAATCAGCGAGTACAAGCCTGATTCGTTGACGTGAATGGCGTCACCCTGACGACCTATGTTGAACATAGACCGCTCATCTTCATCAAGCCGAGCCACGGCCTGAGTGACGTTCTGAATTTCTATTGCCGCGCAAACATCGGCGGCAACAAACCACAGCTCGCCGTGCTCGTCAGTGGTAACGCGCAACGGCAGGTTGTCGGCAAAGTTGAATACAGCGGGAACAGCGGGTGCGGAAGTGGTCATGGCAATACTCCTGGCTGGGATTGACCCGCGCCCTTCTTTCCACGGAAGGGGGGCGGGACTGCATGGGGTGGAAATACCGGAGCACAGGAACCGGCCAGCCGAAGCTGCCCACACAGCCCGCCCATCGGAGAGCCATGCGCGCACTTGCGCCAAATCAACGGCGACAAAAAAGCGCCGTGCGGCGCTGGTGCGCCTGTGCTAAATCCGGGTTTCCACGCCCGGTCACGCTATTGAACGTGACACCGGCACTGTAGCCCAAGCAACGGGGGAAAAGCAAGCTCATGGGGCAGCCTTGCTAGTGACGCGCGCGACGCGCTCACGGCGGGCGGCTGCTTCGATGGCGCGGGCGAAGGTTACAGGAAGAAAATTCTCGCCCTCCACGGCACGGCAATGCTTCGCGATTTGGCAAATTTGTTCATCACTCAGCATTGCCGTTCTCCTTGTTGTCGGGCTGCGGTGCGGCGGCGAGCATGGCGCGGTATGCGCAGGCGAATGTGATGTGCCCCCAAGCGTCGCCCGGTACAGCATTCGCCTTGAATTCCTTGCGCTCGCATTCGTTCACATCGTCGGCGGCGCGCACCATTTCTGGCGTCGGCTCTTTCGGCACAATCTGCCACCCATCCGGCACGGCAGACGGTTGCGCGAATGAGGCTAGATAGCCTTTGTCGCGGTGAAGGAATAGCGGGGCACATCCAATCCAGTCCTTGCGCCCTGTGCATTCTGCGTCCTCACCCCAGAATGATAGCTCCGTGGTTTTTTCCATGCGGTGCAGATACGCAGCAGGCTCTTGTTCATCAACAGGCACGGCAGCCGGTTGCGCAGGCTGCGCACAATCGACCAGCATGTAATCAACCGGCTTGCTGTATCCCGCTAAGCCTTGGCTGCCGTCATATCCATCATCCGGCAGCTCGATTTCTTCGATCTTGCCAAGTACAACACCCCATCGGATGCTATCCACATCGTCATGCCATTCGCCGTCACTTCGCGCATCGTTGCGGAAGTCGTCCAGTGTCGTTTGCGCCCAGCTTTTTGCTTTTCGGAGGTATCAAAAAGCTCGAAACCGTTGTCACTGTCATACGCGAAGTACCCGGAGGTCAGCGTCTACGCACTCTGCGCCGGTTGCAGGGCGGCGCGGGCTTGCATGTGTACGTCGTTGGTGGCGTCAACAAGCGCAATCCACTGGCCGTTAAGCGACGCCGGTAGACCGCTGATCCCGTAGTCAACCGGGCTATGCCGGCTGACTTTGAAGCGGCGTCCACCAAGCAGAAACGCCTCGCGCTCGTCGGCCACGGGCGCGGGGATGGGGGCGGCGTAGAGTGGGACAGTTGCATCTCCTCGCGCATTGCATGAAATAAGCGTGCTGATTGCGGTGGCATGGTTGGATTTCAGTTTTAGTGTGAACGCTACAGCATCAGACACATATGCCACCGGCTCCTGCTGCTCCAGCGCGGCCAGCTTCGCAGCCAGATCGTCGCGCTCTGCGGTCAGATCAAAAACAAGCGTTGTCGAATCACGCAGCTCGGACTGCAGCCGTTCCAGCTCGTCCAGCAGGGCGAGGATGGCTTGCGGGTTCGCGGTGTCGAACGCTTGAGGCGTCGCTTGTTGCGCCATCTCGCGCAGCTCGTTGATCTCTTCAGGTGTCATGCTGCTTTCCTCAAATCAGGGTTCCACTTCGTCTGCCGGTCCCAGATCAGCGTGCCGTCGACAATCAGGCGGCTGGCTCCGTCCTGGCGGGCACGGCGCACGGCATTGGCCAGCGCGTGGCCATATCGCATGTGCTCGCTGTGCCGGCGGTAGGTTTGCTTGATCGGTTGCCAGGCCTTGTCCTTGCCGGCGCCGGCTGACCACACTGCAGCGCGCCGGCCCATGCCGGACTGGGCATTGCTGCGCCAGTCGCTGATGTGGACCAGCCCGGCGGCGTGCAGCTCTTGCATGTCGCCATCGAAGCCAGCGCGCTCGCGGTGCATCAGCCCCGCCAGCTCTTCCAGCGTCAGGCCCTTGGGATGGGTAGCGAGCAGGGCCAGCATCTTCTGGCGCTTGGCCGCGGTGCGGTGGCGCTTCTTGCTGCCCGGCTCGCGACGCTCCAGCTCGCCGCTGTCCCAGGCGTAGGCGTGCAGTCCACAGCTGCAGCGGACCAGTGAGCCCGGTGGGCTGTTCGCGGGGTCGATCCGGCGGTAGCGCTCCATGCGTTCGCCACAGTCCGGGCAGGGGATGGGCTTGGGTGCGGGCACGGTCAGGCCGCCCTGCGTTGCAGGTCGTCGAGCTGGTTATTGGCTTCCTGCAGATCGTGGGCCATGGTCACCACACGGTTAGACAGGCGCTTGTTCGCGTCTGCCAGTGCCTGATTCAGGGCTTCCAGCTGCTGAATTCGGATTTTGGCTTGATCTAGTTCGTTCATGGCGTTTACCTCGTAAAAACGCCAGCGTGCTTGCGCGGCGCTGGCGTTGGATGGTTCGGATAAGGGTGCGGCGGGTCATCAGTTGATCAGCTGTCCTTTTGTGCACCAAAGGACATCGCGCGCGGCTTCGTGAAGCAAATGGGCATCATTAAGCTCGGCTGCACGGCGCAGCAGCTCAAGCGCGCGGTCAACCTCTTCATCGCTGGCAATGTCAAAGCTGCCTGGATAATCGCGCCCGCCGCGTCTTGCGCGGTGCTCCAACTCTTGGATCAGGTCTTCGGTGTCAATTTCATCGAGAACCTCATCAATATTGACGTCAATTCTGATCGTGGTCATGACGGCAACTCCCCGCCCAGCACTTCTATCACCGCCGGCACCAGCTGGCGCAGCTCGCCCACGGTCAGCGCGAAGCTCGATTCGAACAGCGCGTCCTGGCTGTCGGCGTCGGCGTTTTTCAGGTCGTCCTGCAGCACGTCGAGCATGGCCAGGCGCTTGAGCTCCAGTTTCTCGGTGAGCTGGAAGCTGATGCGCTCGTCCCAGCTCATGCCCAGCTTGGTCACGAGCTTGCCGCTCTCCAGGTGCTTGCGCACCTCGTCGGCATTCAGATCCTGGCGCTTCACGCTGATGACCGCGCCGCCGTCACCCGGGAAACGCAGCTCGCCGTCTGCGTCGAGGGTGAACCCATCCGGTGCGCCGTGCTCGAGCCAGATCGTCATGGCCGTCTGTGGCGTGGTATTGGTCTGCAGCAGGCGTGTCGGCAGGCTGCCCAGCGCTTCACGCAGGTCGGACAGCAGGTTCTCGGCGCGGCTGGCGGAGGCGCTTTCCACCAGCACCAGATTGTTCTGCAGGTCGATGATCGCGCGCTGTACGCCCTGCCTGGCAAAGGCCCGCGGCAGCAGCTCCTCGGCGACGCGCTCGCGGATTTCGCGGGTTTCCTTGCGGCCGACCTTGCGCGCTTCCTCTTCCTCGATGTGGCGGATGCGCTCGTCGGCTTCCTGGCGAATGACGATGGCGGGCAGCAGCTTGGTTTCGGTCTTGAGCGCAACCAGCACGGCGTCCTGCTGGGTGTAGATCAGATCGTCCGGGCGGTGCTTGGCCGGCGCGATCCAGCCGGCGCTGTTCATGTCCATGCTCCCGCAGGGGACGAAGGGCTTTTTCTCCAGACTGGCGCGGATGCTGTCGGCGCTCATGCCGTGGTCGGGATTGAGGCGGTAGATTTGCAGGTTGCGGAACCAGAGCATGGGGAGTCCTCATTATCGTGGGCGTGAAAAAGCCCGCGATGTGGCGGGCTTGGTTGGGTATGCGACTGCAGGCTTTGATAATAAAAGCCTGCATGGCGATAGGGTTGTGTGTATCAGGCGGCTTTTTTGAGCCGGGTTGCAGCGGCGGCAATGATGTCGGGCATGTCGGCACTGCGGAACGCGGCGCAGCCGGGGTCGGCCAGCAGCTTGGGCAGTTGCTGCGCCGTCACCATCACGGCGTCAGCGGGGATGTCCATCAGCAGCATGCGGCCCTGTTCGTTGAAGTGCAGGCAGAAGCGGGCGCTCTGCAGCTGCGCCATGGCGTACTCGTTCAGTTCGCCGGGGCGCGGGCTGCCGTCGCTGTTGGGCATCTGGGCGATGTAGGCCAGGGCTTCGTCGCACTGGTCGGCGGGCAGTTGCTTGTAGCTGCCCAGCTGGAAGTGCTTGTTGAAGCGGCTCCAGGCATACGGGCGCTGCTTGCCGTCCGGGAAGCGGGCGGCGATGGCGTCCTGCAACTGGCGTTGCTGGGCGGGGGTGATGAACAGCGGCAGCTCGACGCCGGCTTTCTTTGCCTCGCGCTCGATCTGAATGAAATAGCGCCGCACTTGCCGGCCCATCTCATTGTTTTCGACCATGGCCAGTTCCTTCGCCATGTCGAGGGTGATGTGGTAGTCAGTGCGCCCCTTGCCGGGCTTGCCGTCAGACCTATTCGCCAAAACCGGCGAATAGTCCTCGCCTTCGACAAAGCCATACTGCTCAATGCGGTCTTTAATCCAGTTGGAAAAGTCACGCCCAACTTGCAGCGTGGCGTGCAGGTCGCGGGCGTTGCAGAGCTGTTCGGGGGTGCCGTTCAGTTCGGCGGTGAAAACGGGAACGAGTTGCGTGGTGTTCATGGCAATACTCCTTTGCTGGGTTTAACCCGCCCCCTTCTTTCCACGGAAGGGGGGCGGGACTGTGCGGGGTGGAAATACCGGAGCAAAGGAACCGGCCAGCCGAAGCTGCCCACACAGCCCACCCATTGGAGAGCCATGCGCGCACCATTGCCAAATCAACGGCGACAAAAAAGCGCCGTGCGGCGCTGGTGCGCCTTTGCTAAATCCGGGTTTCCACGCCCGGTTGCGGGATTGACCGCAACGAAAGGAGCATAGGCCAATTGCGTCACGCCGACAAGAGGCGCACTCACGGGCGGTTGCCACGTTACACCGCGAATGCACGCGTACACGGCTCCCTGCGATACGCCAAACTCTCTGCTCAGGGCGGACGAGCCGTTGGTGCGGTCATAGGGGATGTAGCGCCTTCGAATTTCCGCCGCAATCTCAGGGCTAAGCTTGGCATTGGGATGGCTGACCCCCTTTGCTTTGACATCGCGTTTCTTGGCAATCATGTCGGCCATATTGTCGGCCCGCGTGCCAAGAACCAAATGGCCAGGGTTGATGCACTTCCGGTTGTCGCAGATGTGCATGACGTGCAGTCCGTCGGTAATCGGCCCCTTGTGCAACTCATAGCTAACCCTGTGGACTTGCCGCGTTTTGCCGGAATGCCAAACCAGGCCATAGCCTGATTTGGCAATGTAGCCGGCCCACTCCTGGCAGTCGCCAGCCGGGGTGGTTTTTCGCAGCAGGCTTTCAATCGTTGCCATGACGGTCGCTCACCGGGATGCGGCGGACGGCACGCGCGCGGAGCGCGGTGAACTTGCGGTTGATGCCCTGGGTGCCGTAGCTGAAGTTCTGATACCAGGCGTAGCCGGCGTCTGTGGCGTGCTGCGTATTGCTCCAGTACGCCTCCTTCTTGAACTCGTCGGGCAGGTACTTGAACAGCACAGCCTGTTCGACGCAGTCCGGCAGATCGCCGCCTTGTTCGACAGCCCAGTCCATCTGCTCCTGCCACTCGGCGCTATCGCTGTCGCCGGGAAGCAAGATCAGGTGGTACTTGGTTTTGCCGTCCTCGCACAGCAACGTGCACGCCCACTTCTCGCCGGGCTGGAGCTGCGGAGCCGAAACCTCGATCGGGAACATGGCTTCGAATTTCACCTGCCCCTGAAGGGCTGCAATCATGGCGGCCAGTTCGTCTTGCTTGGCCTGAATACTTTCGAGCGTGATGGGCATTGCACACCTCAAATGGATGAAGGGTTAAATGGGCAATCTGCGGACGGCACGCGCGCGGAGCGCGCTGCTCTTGCGGTCGTTGCCCTGGTGGCCGTAGCTGAAGTCCTGAGACCAGGCGTAGCCGGCGTCGCGATGATGTGTTTCGTTGCTCCAGTACCAGTTTTCCTGGAACTGATCGCGGAGCCTGGCCCACAACATGGCCTGCTCGATGCGGTTGGGCAGATCGCCGCCGATGGACTTGGCCCAGTCCATCTGCTCCTGCCACTCGGCGCTATCGCTGTCGCCGGGAAGCAAGATCAGGTGGTACTTGGTTTTGCCGTCCTCGCACAGCAACGTGCACGACCACTAGATTGTTATCGGGAGCTGCGGAGCCGAAACCTCGATCGGGAACATGGCTTCGAATTTCACCTGCCCCTGAAGGGCTGCAATCATGGCGGCCAGTTCGTCTTGCTTGGCCTGAATACTTTCGAGCGTGATGGGCATTGCACACCTCAAATGGATGAAGGGTTAAATGGGCAATCTGCGGACGGCACGCGCGCGGAGCGCGTAGCCCTTGTGGAGGCTGCTCTGGTAGCCGCCGTGGAAGTACTGATACCAGGCGCAGCCGGCGTCGCGATGATGTGTTTCGTTGCTCCAGTACCAGTTTTCCTGGAACTGATCGCGGAGCCTGGCCCACAACATGGCCTGCTCGATGCGGTTGGGCAGATCGCCGCCGATGGACTTGGCCCAGTCCATCTGGGCCTGCCAATCGTCCTCGTCGTGGTCGCCGGGCAAAAGGATCAGGTGGTAGACATCGCCGGACTGATCGCCGATGGCGCCGACGTAGATTTCGCCCTCGTTGAGCGGCGGAAGTTGAAGTTGTTGCATGTGGTTCTCCATGAAAAACCCCGCTGCGTGAGCGGGGCTGGTGGGTTAGTAGGCAATCGAGGCGTGACGGACTTGCTTTCGAGCGAGCGCAACAACAACCTCTTTTGCCTGAGCCTCGGACAAGTTCGCGTAGTCTTGCAAGTCGGCCAGCATGTCGTTATGCACAGTCGCCCGACGCTGCTTGTCTTGTTCGCGCGCCTGGGCTTCCGCCGCCTCGCGCCGCTGTCTTTCTGCCGTTTCGGCCTCGGCCTTTTCACAGGCTTTTCGCGCAGCCTCTTCGGCTTCGCGCGCCGCTCGCTGCTCGGCTTCGGCTGCGCGTTTGTTTGCTTCTTCCGCCTCACGCTCGGCGCGCTCTTGGGCAAGTCTGGCCTCGGCAGCTCGTTGCTCTGCCTCTGCCTTCTCACGTGCAGCCTTCTCTTCTGCTTCGCGCTTTGCACGTTCCGCCGCTTCGGCGGCAATGCGCGCCTCGCGCTCTTTTCGCTCTTGCTCGGCGCGTTCTTCGGCCTCGGCGCGCTGCCGGTCAAATTCGCGGTTCATCAGATCGGCCAGCTCCCAATCCAGCTCGATACGCTCGGCCAGGGCCGCAGCCTCTTCGGCGGCTTTCTTCTCAGCGGCGATTCGCTCTTGCTCGGCCTCCCATTCGGTCAGTGGTTTGCGCACTTCCTCTTTGAGCAAGTCCAGCGACTCCCGTATCGCCTTGCGGTTGCCGTCAATCAGGCGCGGCAAGTCCTTGAGCTCCGCCACGTATTCCTTGCCCATGTCATCAAGGTATGTTTTTGTGCGTGCAACTTTGACCGCCAGCGAGCGAAGAGTCTTGCGTCCGTCAGCTGTTGTTACATCAGCAACGTAGCTGGTTGCCAGCCTGCGAACTTCATCGATCAGCTGTGCTGTTTTTTCTGCATCCTTGAGCACATCACGAATTGCCAGCGACTCAATAACCACAAGGGCGGTCTGTTCTTTTTCCTGCACTTCTGCGATTTCGGTGGTCATTGTTGTTGCTCCATTTCATCAACAAAATCGCGCACGGCCTGCTGGGGCTGTTCGCTCTGGCTGATGGGCTCGGTTACTTCTACGGGATCAACAACGGCATATTCGCCCTGCAGAAAATCGCCAAGGTCTTGCCCAATGCCTTCGTCTGCGCGCTCATCAATGCCTACTGCAGTTTGCAGCTCGATAGACACAGGCAGGTATTTGAACAGACGGCGAATCACTGTTTTCTTCGCCATTTCTTCGAAGTGTGTCACCCACGGGCCGTTATCTTTGGCCTTGGACTGGGCGCGAATCTTCTCCACATCTGCCCGGCTCATCACTTCAAACTGCACGCCACCATCCTTGAGCTTGGCCACCGCATATACAAAGCGCAGCTCCCCACGATCTGCGGTTTCCCAGTCAGGCTCGTGGATCAGCGTCGAGTCGAGGCCAAACCGCACTTCGAATTTGTCACGGGAAAAGACTGCGCGCGCCTCCAGAGACAGAATCTGTCCGGAGCGACGCGCCAGGTCGATCATCCCGCGATAGCCGATAATCAGCTGGGCCTCGGTATCGACGGTTGTCCATTGCCCGCCGACTCTCTGCCGTTTGTCGAACGGCAAAATGTAGGCGTGACCAAGGGCGGAGCCTGGTTCAAGTCCAAGCTGGGCGCAAACCATAATGGCGCCCATAAAAGACGCCTGATTGCATTCGGCCAGCTTCGGCACCTTGCGAATCTCGGTCAAAGCGATGCGCGCCATGCGTTCGCTGTTCATGTGCTTGGGTAGCGCCAGGGCCAACTGGGTCTTGAATTGGGGGCTTACCAGTTGCTCCTTGAGCGATTTAGGTTTGTCGCGGCTTCCTGCTACGGATTTCAGGGCTTGTTCGGTCGTCATGTCAAAGCACCTTTGCATAATTAGGGAAACGGATCGGCATTGGCTCCGGGGTATAGGCTGGCCAGTTTCCGGAGTGGTAACACTCAGCAAGGCGGGATACTTCGCTCCGCCATTTGTTGCTGCCAGACGTTCGCATTTCCACATCGGCAACATAAATTGCGCAGACCGGGCCGTAAGGGTTTTTTTCTACGGCGATAAAAGCGAATACGTCAGGGTCTACTGGTGCATCGGCCATCTGCGCCACTTCGGGGTAAAACGCGGATTGCACGTCATAGCGATCATTCGCGCACGCGCGGCCAAAACCGCCTGGCGATGCGTCACGCACAAACTTCAGGTCAAGAAACATGCCGCCATCGGTCAAAAAATCAGGCCGGCACTTGAGCAGCAATCCGGTCAGCGGGTCCTCGGCATAGAATGACTGTTCGGCCACTCCATACTTGAGCAGACTGGCAGCAGATGGCTCATTCCACACGCAGTCGCGCAGCTGCAGGCATTCTTGATATTGGCTTGCTGTCAGGATGATTTTGTCGATGTGCGCGTCTGCAAGTTCACGCCAGTATTCGATGGAGTACAGCGCGGTATCGCTCGGCTTCTTTGCGTCCAGTTGCGCCTTGGTTGGTCGCTTGGGCGCATTCTCAGGCTCGGCAATGTAGCGAGCAGCAAAAAGGTCAGGCTCAAGCACCGCGCAGTGCGATGCCGCGCCAATAACAAGCGCCTCACTCTTTTCTTCGGGCGCCGGCTGTTCTTGCTCGTAACGCAGCCAGAAATGCCGCGGGGAAACTGCAAATTCATCCAGCTTGGATTTGGAAATGCCAGGGCCGCCGTGGTATTGCTCGTGCGGCACATTCAGGTGCCCGCGCAAAGTCGGGTGCATTTTGGCGTCATGCTTTACTGATGCGCCTTGCCATCCCACTAAAGGTGCGTTCATCGCATCCTCCTAAGCCGGCGCCACAACGCGCGGCAGCCGGCCAAACTTGATCAGAAAAAAGCGCTCGGCAATCGCGAGCGCTTCGGGGTAGGGGCCGGAGGCGGAGATTGGCCAGCCGTCGAGGTGGAAGTGGTGGCGCTCAGGCATGGCCGCCCCGGCGCAGGTCCCGCTGATACTCCAGCTCGCGCCGGGCGGCTGCATTGGCGCGATCCTGCCGTGTCGTTGTCACTTTCAGCGATTCGCGCTTGGCCTTGTCGCTGGCGATGGCGGCATGGAAGTGCAGGCGCTGCTGCAGGGTGAGCGGGCGGGTCACGATTTACCCTCCACGCTGGCGATTGCGGCGCGGGCTATCTCGCGCATGTACGGTGCAAGCTCCGCAACCTCAAATTGATCATGAAAGCTGCCATCGGCAATTCTCCTCAACGCCGCTAGCAGTGTGTCGCTCTGCGCCTCTGCATCGCGGATACGCTGATTCAAGCCATGCAGCCCCTCCTTGAGGGGTATGTTGTTCTCAAGGTTGTCCGTGCCCAGGCCAGCGCACGCATTCACGCAGGCCACGATGCGGCGTGCGTTGGCAATCAGTTCTTCCTTGCCGCCGCTGAAATAGTTTTCGGTAACGACGAATGCAATCACTTTGCCATTTGCGGTAATTGGGGCTGTGCCAGTCGATAGTGCAAATTCGCTAAGACATTCCAGTTCCCATTCATGCGCATGGCTGAATTTCCCATCGGTCATTCCAATCCAAGGCTCCGGCGTGTGTTGTTGGTCGCTCATTTCCCACCCCGCGAACCGTTCGCCTGCGCCTGCGCGGCCTGCTGCAGCGCCGCTTCCTTCGCTTGCCAGTCCAGCCAGCTCACGGCCAGGTAGCCGAGCAGCACCAGTGCGCACAGAAACAGCGTGACCAGCAGCTCTTCCAGTTCTTGCTTGTCCATTTCGTTGCTCCTTAGTGGATGCGCGCAAGGCGCGGCATGTGGTTGATGCGGTCGTAATCGGCCGTGACGCGGTAGCCGGCGGCGCGCGCGGCGGCGGTGAAGTCGGCCAGCGGGCCGTCGTTGTGCCAGAGGCTGATCAGTGCGTGCATCGCTCGCTCCAGGTGGTGAAAGCACGGTCTTTGAGTGCAGCCCATTCCGCCGCGGCACAGGCCGGGTCGGTGTCGAGCAGGGTGAGGATGCGCTCGCACTCGGCGGTGAATTCGCCAGCGATGAAGCCGGCACCGGCCAGCGGGTCGGCTTGGTACTCGTCGGCCTGCTGGCAATACGCGGCATCGGCGGCGGGGCTGCTGAAATCGGGCGGCGCGGCCAGGTCGAACAAGGCCTGCCCGGGGAGTGGTGCGTTCATGGCGCTTCTCCAAAAAGAAGCCCCGCCGCGGGCGAACCGGGGCAGGGCACAGGAGGATGAGGAGTTGATAACTCACTGGTGCTGCACGCACCGTCCTGCCTACTCGTCAGCGATTGCAATCGGCTGACCATCTACGGTGAGCAGGCAGGACGCTGCGAGCAGCGTGGTTGGTAACGCGGTTGGCGCCGCGCCCGTTGGTAACGCGCCGGGTAGCGCTTGCTGGCCGCTGGACTCTACCCCAGCACGCGCAGATCACGAGCCTCCGGGCTTCGGTGCACCTCCACCCTTCCTGCTACTGCGCTTCACGATGTTGCCCGCCGAGAACCCCCGGCGTACGGCTGACCAACACGGCGCACAGCTCGGCAGATCATGCCTCCCGTCCGGAGCGGGCCAGAACTGTGCTGCGTGTTGGCGCTGGGATAGGCTCCCAGCGGGCCAAGTCCGCCTTTCAGGTCGCAGTCACCTTGCCGTGCTTGAAACGGCTCCAGCCTCATCAGCCTCTGCCGCACTGCGCTACCGCTGCGGATCACGGCCAGCTCTCGCTGCTGCAACCATCCGACTACACGCCGATCAGCTGGCGCGCTGGCTGCGCGGTTTCGTGGAATGCGCGACCGGGCCACGCCCCGGCGGTTTAACCGGCTCCGTTTTCCCGCCCAGAGCCGCCCTGCGCAGGGGAATGATGTGGCGGCACTTCGATCTTGATGCTCTCTGCAGGCCCATCCCGCAGCGTTAGCCGTGAGCACCAAGAGCGAAGGGTTCTGATCGTGTCCAGAACCGGGACACAGGCATCACGGATGCCTGCCATCTCGTCCCGGTATCTCGCGCCCCAGGCTGGCGCCGTCTCGTCCTTGCCCTTCCTCTGCGATTTAAGGCCGTTGCCATCGGCATGCCGTGCCACTCGTAGGCCGTGCATGCCGCGCATCCAGGTAGCGGGGCGAGAGTTTGTTTCCGTGTGTCGGTGGTAAAGAGCGGGGCAGCGGTGTGTTGCTGCGGTGTGGTTGAATTACACCAAATGGTGTTGGTAAATGCAACACTCAATAGTGTTATTTTTGGTGTTGTTTGCATAAGTTATTGATTTTTAAAGTTGTGTTGAGCTGCCTGAGGGCAACAAAAAACCCGCCGTGTAGGCGGGTTGGTTTGGGGGTTAAGGGCGGCGCGCTAGGTTAATGCTCTGCCAATCATGCGCTGCACCGCCGTATTGGCATTCAGGGTATGCAGTCGCACATCCGGATGGTCACTGGCAAACACGCGAAAAATCTCATCGGCAAAGGCCTGCCCAATTTCTTCAACTTGATCGAAGTCCAGTACGACCATCTTGAATCCCTCGAAGCGGGCCGCCAGCCGGCGCGCCTGTGAGCGGGAAACCAGGCTCTCATTGTCGATCATCGCCGGTCGTACTGGAACAAGTGTCTTGCTGGATGGCGCGTCGGTCATGGCGCGATCTCCGCATCAGGCCGCGAGGCGCTGGATGGGCGGGCGTTCGCGCTGGCGGGCTTGCCACAGGTCGTGCTGGACTTGCAGGCGCAGCCAGTAGCCGGGGGTGGTGCCGAGCGCGGCGGCCAGGCGCAGATCGAGATCGGCGCTGACGCCGGCGTGGCCGTGGATGATGCGCGACAGCAGTACGCGCGACAGGCCGATGTGCAGGGCAAAGCCGCTGATGGTCTGATGCAGGTCGGTGAGCCAGCCAGCCAGCAATTCACCGGGGTGGGCGGGGTTGTGCATGTCCATGAGGGTCTCCTAGTGGTAGTCGAGGTAATCGAGCAGCTCGACATCCTGCCCATGCCAGCGAAAAATCAGCCGCCAGTTGCCGTTGATCGTGAGTGAGGCGTATTCGCCCAGTTCGCCCTTGAGCCGATGGTAGCGCCAACTGGGGCGCGCCAGATCGTCCGGGCTGTTGGCGGCGTGCAGGGCGGTGAGCAGTTCGCGCAGCTTGCCGGCGTGGTGCGGCTGGATGCCAGCGACGCTGCCGCTGTCGAAAAAGCGTTGCAGACCTTTGTGCTGGAAGGACAGGATCATGCTGAGAGTGTATACAGATTGTTTACACACGGCAAGTCTACCGGGGATGGCGTGCCGTGCGAGAGCTTGTGCAGATAAAGAAAAACCCGCCGAGGCGGGTTTGGGCAAGGGAGCAAAGGGTCTTATCGACCATGAAACGCATTGGTTTGTTGAAAATGAGACGGGCCAAGGCCATTGGCTAAGGGTAGATCGTAAACCTGCTTCTGGATGAGGCCGCTACTGAGCATTTGCCTGTACTGATCTTGCATTTTCTGCATCTCGGGTGTCAGAGAGTGATGGCTAGACAGCATTTTCTCCAAATTTTCACTGATACTCATGATCATTCCCTCTTATCTACCCGTGCAGTCCATATAGGCCGACCAGTTTTTCTGAGCCATGTAGTCCGCGATCAGGTCATGATACGCGTTTATCGCACCCCTAACATCATCTTGTTCACTATAGTCATTAATCTCAAGACGCAACTTGCTTCGCAGAACGTCAATCCCAAGGCGGCGGGCGTGGGAGTGCCATATTTTGTTGTCGCCGAGTTGGGCGGCGATTTCATGAGCGCGCCTGTTTCGTTCGTCATCAGTGACAGCCTCGCCACTTGAAGAATGTGTCTGCCAACTTTTGAACTTATATTTAACTAACCATTCTTCGAGTAAAGAGACGGACAGGTCTCTTGCCTGTTCATATCTACGTAGCAACGCCATGTCCTGATTCTGAGCAATAGCGAACTCGACACCTGTCAATTTATCATCGGCTGACTTTTGAAGGATTTCTTCGTATTTATCCAAATAGCCAAGCGCTGGCACCCAATGGCCTTCCCTTGATTGTACTTGTGGATCAATAGGGCCGAGAGCTGACGAATAGTCCATGTGGATGGCATCGCCAGACATGCAAAAAATGGTGCCGGCAGACATGGCCATGTTAGGGACAATGAAAATTACCTTTTCATAAAAATGCCTAACCATTACCACCATCTGTTCGACGGTTTCGACGCTACCGCCCGGTGTATTCAGGATAATTGCGAGTGTTTTTTGATCTGGGCTTGCTCTGTGGCACATCTCAAGCGTGCCACGAAACCAGGTCAAATATTCCGGACGAATATCTGCGTAGTACCCCAAAACAGAACAGGTAAAAAGTCGTTCAATCTCTGATCGCCTTTCTCGCAAGACGCCATTAATCACATTATCTAAGTCGTACATATTCGTTCCATTTGTCTCGGCGGTTACAACCCACCCCCGCGCCACACCACCTTGCCGATCACGATGAGCTCAGCATTTGCGGGCACCATGATGTCGCGGAAGCGTGTCTTGTCTGGGTTGTCGGACAGGAGCGTCATCATGCCGAAGCCGCGTTGCACGCGCTTCACCAGCACTTCCTCGTCGACCAGCAGGGCATATACCTGGCCGTTGGCTGGCGTGGTTTCCCGGCGATCCAGCAGCAACACATCGCCGTCGCCAATCGTCGGCATCATGCTGTCACCATCGGCATAGATCACGCAGGCGCTGTGCTCGTCCAGGCCTTTGCGTGCAAGCCAATCCTTCTTGAACGCCATTCCGCCGGCTACTTCGACGTGGTCGTTGTAATAGCCGCTCCCGCACGATCCGCGCGTACTGAACTGCGGAATCATGGCGTACACCTCCTCGCTGGCAGGCTGTGCTTCCTGCTGCGGGGGGATGCTCGGGTGGAGTTGATCGACGCTTGAGTCGAGCCAGCCGCGCACAAGCCCGAGCTTTTCCTCAATGTCGCGCGCTATCCGTTCGCCAAAGGATTTGCGCCCAGCGAGCATGTCATTTACCTGCTGTTCCTTTCTGTCAATCGCAGCAGCGAGGGCCCGAGCCGTAGGGAATTGATCGCCGACGAGGCTGCGAAGTCGCAGGCGTCTGATTTCTGAAGTGTCCATCCCAGAAATGTGCGACTTGTTCACCAAAAAGTGAATTCCCCGTGTGGTGGTTGAAGCAACACCGAATGGTGTTATCATGGTGTTCATGAAGACCTCATTTTCGCCATCAGCAATCGCGGCCGCGACAGGCAAGCACGCCAGTTTCTTGTCTGACCTCATTCACAAGCGGAAACGATCACGAGACCTTCCGCTGCTCGTTGCAATCGAGCAGGCGGGCGGGCCTCGGGTAGAAGAGTTGCGACCCGACTGGGCTGAGGCCGTGGCCTTCTTGCGCAAATCGGGCGGGAGCTAATCGTTGCCTCCAAACCACCCCGCCCCTGATCTCGTAACGCCGGACTCAAAGCCCGACACCCATAGCGTAACCAAGCGACCCCGACAAACCCACGGAACCCTCTTCCCATGAGCAAAAAAGAACGCACGCACAGCCTGCCAGCCAGCGCAGGCCAGTTTCACCGTGGCGTCATCGAGCGCAGTCAGTCCGTGTCCAGCAAAGCCCTGGCGCTGGATCTGGATGTGGCAGAGGTGACCGTATCGAAAATCTACGATCTTGAGCGCGGGCTCCGGCTGGATCAGGTCGACACGATGGCTCGTCATCATGCGCTGCGCATCGTTGATGAGGAGGTGTTTCGGGCACTGCTGCGGCTGGCCCGCTACGGCGCCGAGGCGGCGCGGCAGAACGACACGAAAGCCGGTGATGTGAAAGCCGCGCTGGTGACGCTGGAAATCTTCAGTGCGCAGCAGCAGCTGGCTCAGCTGCAGCGCGGTGAGTCAGTCACGCTGGACGCGCCGGTCATGCTGCGCGCGCAGCAAGCCACAGAGCTGCTTGGCCGACCGCATTACCGTGCCGGCGATGAGGAGGGCGGGATTTGTTGGGCAGCGCTGGAGGGGATGCTGTGAGCTGCCCGGGTGAATTCGATGAGCTTGAAGCGCTGGCCCGCGCGGGCCGGCTGCTGAGTCATGCGCACGTTGAGCGCGCCGTGGTGGAGCTGGAAAGCATCGCAGAGGAAACGCGAGCGCGGCTGGCAGCCGAACCGTCCGAGGCGCTTACTGATCGGCTATCCGTCCTGAGTGGGCTGATCCGCTTTCTGCAAACACAAAACCCCGCACTGGGCGGGGTTCCGGCCTGAGCGCTGGCAGGCACTCAGAGCAATCTGGCTAGGTAGGAGCCAATCCAAATGCTACGCAAGCTTTTTAGAGAACTCAAGCTGACCTTGATCAATGCGACGCCGAACAACGCTGCTGCTGATTTGCGTTTGGTTGAGGCATTCGCCGGCGCAACGCCGAATTGTCGCTTTTCTGCGGCCCGGAACTGGCTGCTGCTTGCACACCAGGCTGATCGGCGACGGGCCTGCCTGGCATCGCCACTCCCTTTGAGTGGCCTGACTCGTCGCGGGTTGCTGCAGTACACCGGAAAGGTTGATGGAATTTATCAACATGAAATTACGTTGCGCGGCACGGCTCTGCTGTTGCGCTATCTCGGAGCCTGATTATGAAGCATGAATTGTGGGCAACCACCTTCATCCCGGATGCCACTGGATTGAGCGGCGTCTTTTCGGTTATCCCGGTTGCGCAGTTGCAGAAAGAGCATCGCCGCGCATTTGCAGCCCACCTTGAAGGGGATCGGGTTGCCTATGCCAATCGCCTGGAAATGGTGCTGTTCGTCGGCAGTAACGATGCGTGTCACGCGTTTTGCGCGGGGGCAAAGAAGATGCGCGCGTCTGTTTGCCCGGAGTGGCGAGATGAATGATGCCCGCATCTGCACCGGCATTGCCGCTCACCCCAAAACCAAGAAGCTGATCCGCCGCGTCGGCTATGAAGGCGCGTGGCGTCTGGTCTGCCTGTTTTTATGGGCTGCCGAGCACCGCAGCACTGGCGAACTGACGGGCCTGAGCGATGAGGATATTGAGCTGGCCATCGACTGGTCTGGCGCCGAAGGTGCGTTCGTCGCCGCGCTGGTCGAGGTTGGCTTCCTTGAGGGCGAGGAAGGGGCGCGCAGTATTCATGATTGGCGTGAGCACAACCCGTGGGCATCGGACGCGCACAGCCGCAAGGAAAAGGCGCGCTGGAATGCACTGGTGAAACATCACGGCAGGGCCGGTGCTGCTGAGCGCATGCCGGACTATGCCGCACAGCTTGGCTACAGCAATGGCACAGCAGGCGACACTTCTGCTGAGCATCTCACTGTGGAAAGTGCAGATTCTGCTAGTAGCATGCTAGCAGCAGACCAGCAGCATGCTACTAGCTCTGCTCCATCTCCATCTCCATCTCCATCTCCATCTCCATCTCCAGAAGCGCAGTGGCAACCTGAACCAGTGTTGTGCGAATCGGAAAGCGCTGCCGCGCCGCCTGACCGCGAAATCGTCGTCTGCAAGCTGCTGCGAGAAAACGGCATCGAGGCGACTGCCGCCCAATGCCGAATGCAAAGCGCCGCCGAAGCCATGCAGCAGCCGGATGCCGACTGGTTGGCTGCCGTGCAGACTGCGAAGGATCGCAAGCCTGGCGAACGCATTGGCCTTGGCTACCTGCTGCCGATCATGGCCGACATGCGACTGCCGGTGCAGCCGAGGGCTTCCCCTGCTGCCATGTCGCGACATGGCAAGCCCTCGCTGTACGACCACAACATGGCATCTGCCCAAGAGGCGATGCGCTTGATCAACCAGGCCGGAGTTCCTGCATGACCCCACATGACCAGGCCCATTTTTTCGAGCTGATGGGCGGCATCTGCGAGCTGTACGGCAAGGTTGCCAGCCCGCAATTCATGGCGATTTACTGGAGCGCCCTGCAGCAGTACGAGCTGGCCGACATTCGCCGCGCTTTCAACGCCCATGCGCTCAACCCGGACACCGGCCAGTTCATGCCGAAGCCGGCAGACGTAGTGCGCTACGTCGATGGCGGCAGCCAGACCCGCGCTGCTAAAGCCTGGGCGAAGGTGGACAAGGCCATGCGCTGTGTCGGCGGCGGTGATTCCGTGGTGTTCGATGACCCCTTGATCCATGCCGCGCTGGACGGACTCGGCTCATGGCCGGAGCTGTGCGCCACGCCGGTTGACGAGCTCACCTTTCTGCAGGGGCGCTTTGAGAAGCGCTATCAGGCGATGGTGTTCACGCCGCCCGCCGAGTGGCCGAAGGTGCTGACTGGTGCGTTCGAGGTAGCGAATGCCGGCGCCGGCCAGCGCATCGCACCACCAATCCCGATTGGCGATACCGCGAAATGCCGACTGACGTACAGCGGTGGCGTTGAGCCATCGGCCATGCTGCGCCTGCAGCCGGCCGCGCAATTGGCGCTCAAGCAGATTCAGGGCGTGCAGGCAGCCAATGAGCGGCAGGGTCGCGCCGCATGATCTGGCTGGCCCGGTCAACGCGGTGCGCCTGGTGGGCGGGGAAGTACACCCGCTACCCGCTGACCAGCTGCCGCGATCAGGCCAAGAAGTGGCGCAGCGAAGCGGCGTGCCAGCAGTGGTGCGATGAACAGGATGGCCGGTATCAGCCGGATGGATGGGAAGAGGGGGCAAACAATGCAGCGTGAATTCATCCTGAACCAGCCCAGCGTGTGGCAGGCCTTTATGGCGTTCATCCGGCAGAACGCGAAAGCGGCCATCGCATCCGGAAAGCCGCTGATGCTGATCGTCACGACCGCCGACAAGAAGCGCAACAACGAGCAGAACCGGCGCTACTGGAAGGCCGTGTTGCAGCCGATCGCGCAGCAAGCCTGGGTGGCTGGCCGGCAGTACAGCGCCGAGGTCTGGCACGAGCATTACGCGCGCAAGTTCGGCGTGTGCGAGGACATGACCCTGCCGAATGGCGAAGTGGTGACCCGGCGCAAGAGCACCACGGAAATGACCGTGGCCGAGTTCAGCGAGTACATGCAGCGGGTCGAGGCCGATGCGGCGAGCGAGCTGGGCGTGCTGTTCGAGGTGGGTCCATGAGCGCGCCGAGCAAGATTGTTCCGCGCCCGGCCTGGCAGCAGGCATGTAGTGCTAAGGGTATTGCCGTGCAAGCTAGCAAAACTGCTACTCACAAGGCAATACCCAAGACCATGCCGCGCAAATCCTCGACATGGCTATCGGCTGTCCATGCAATCGAAAACTGCGTGCTCTGTGGGCGCTATGGCGTCCAGGCAGCGCACCGCAACGAGGGCAAGGGGCGCGGGCAGAAGACGGATGATGCGCTGGCTGCAGCCATCTGCTCCGAATGCCACCACGAAATTGACAACGGCAAACAGCTGGATCGCGAGCAGCGCCGAGCGCTGATGGATCGGGCGATTGTGCTGACGCTGCGCGAGCTGTTCCGTCGCGGCCTGATTGAATGCAAGGAGGGAAGCCAATGATGCAGTTTACGGTGCCCGGCGAAGTCCGTGGCAAGGGCAGGCCACGCGCGGTCCGGGTTGGCGCCGGCATCCGCATGCACACTGACGAAAAGACGGCGAGCTACGAAAACCGCGTCGCGCTGTTTGCGCGCCAGGCCATTGGTGACCAAGCGCTGTTGATTGGTCCGGTGCAGCTGCGCATTGATGCCTTCGTGCAGATCCCGGCCAGCTGGAGCAAGAAGAAGCAGGCCGCCGCCCTGGCCGGCGAGATCATGCCGACGGGCAAGCCCGATGCCGACAATGTGGCCAAGGCCATCAGCGATGCGCTGAACGGGATCGCATGGAAGGACGACGCCCAGGCTGTGGACCTGGTGTTTCGCAAGCGCTATGCGGCCACGCCGTGCGCCGTGGTGACCATCACCGATCTGACGGTTTTCCAGAACAACCAGAGTGACGAGGTGAAGCGATGAGACTGCGGGAGAATTGGATGAGCGCCGAGCATGCGCTGCACTGGGCGTTCGCCGCGCAATCACTGGCTGGCGATGAGTCAACCAAGTCACAGCTCGGACGCATGAAAGATGCGCGTGGCGGACTGCCCGGCGACCGGGCTGCATCGCTGCGGGCGCAGGCTCAGATGATCTACCGCGTGGCCGAGGAGGCATTGCGTGGTGATCCGGTGGCGCGATTGGTGGTGATGGGCCGGCGCACACTGGACAGCATCGAGCGCCAGGCCACGGCGCGCACGCTCTACGATCAAATCAACGTGGACGATATGGGGCAGGCGCCGGCAATCGAAGTCTGCCACCGGTGGCTGCTGCGCCCGCATGATCGGGATTACGTGATGCGGCAGCTGCGCATCGACGGCCAGGGCGCGATCAACGTTGATGCCATCGGCAAAGACTATGGCATTCCGCGCAATGCGTTCAGGCGCATGGTTGAGCAGGCCGAGCTGATGCTGGATGCGATAGAGCAGCGAGGGTTGGCAAAGGTAGAATCAGCCATGCACACAAAAGGATGGATCAATGTCAACTGAGGATCTGAGCAGCTGGCGCGAACTACTGACCGCAGAGCTGACCAAGCAGGGCGAGTCCATGACGGACATTCTGCAATGCACGTTGAGCGACGAAGAGTTGGACGCGCTGTTTTATGCCGGATATGGCCCTGTCGAAGGCAAACCGTTTACCGCATGGACAGAGCGCAGGGTGTACTTCCCGGCCTGGCATGACGGATCGGAGTGGGTTGACAGCGTGCCGCGTCATCCGTGCGACGAGGCCAAGCGACACGTCAATCCATACGATGATCAGTTGTGGGAGGGTGTCAATGGAGTTGATTAAGGAGCGATTTTGGGAGCTTGTTGAGTTGAATAAGATGCTACGGGCGCAGCCTTATGTCCATGTTGACGTAGAATGTGAAGTCGGGCAATTTGAGCCGCTGCGCATCATCACGCGCGCCAGTCCACCATCACCAGCCATCCAGCAAGCCGCCGCACGCATGGGGATCAGCGCAGAGTGTGCAGACAAGATGCTGCTGACGCACAGGACGCATGATTGGTATTGGACTGATCGCTATTGGCTGAGAGCGCTTGGCGCTACTGCAGCTTGACACCTGACCGGCGTTCATGTATAAGAAACCTGTACTGTGAATAAGTGCGCCTAGACTGATCCGCCAGGCGCGGAAACAGCATCAGAAGCCCTGCGGTTGCGGGGCTTTCGTCATTTTCAGCCCTGCCATGCGCGGGGCTTTGTCGTTTCTGGAGCCATGAGCCTTACGCCTAAACAAGCTGCTTTCGTTGCCGAGTACCTGAAGGACTTGAACGCGACGCAAGCGGCTATTCGCGCCGGGTACAGCGAGAAGACGGCCAACGAGCAGGGCAGTAGGCTGTTAGCGAATGTTGGTGTCGGCAAGGCCATCAAAGAGGCGATGAAGAAGCGCGAAGAGCGCACCGAGATTACGCAGGATCGCGTGCTGAATGAGCTGGCCAAGATTGCTTTTGGCGATGCGCGTGATGTGATGAGCTGGGGGCCGGATGGGTTGAAGCTCAAGCCAAGCGACGAACTGACTGCCGACCAGGCGGCGCTGGTGTCGGAGGTATCGGAAACGCTTACCGCTGCCGGCGGCAGCATGAAGCTCAAGACGAACGACAAGCTGAAGGCATTGGAGCTGATTGGTCGGCACTTGGCGATGTTTACCGACAAGCAACAGACGGACATCACAACTGGCGGCGAGAAGATCAGCCTCAACGTGAGCTTCGTTGATCCGAAGTGATGGACGTCCAGTTTCCGCGCAAGCTGCAGGGCTTGTTCAAGCCGAACCGCTACAAGGTGATGTATGGCGGGCGTGGCAGTGCCAAGAGCTGGAGCGTGGCGCGTGCGTTGGTGATGCTGGGCGCCCAGAAGCCGATCCGCGTGCTGTGTGCGCGGGAAGTGCAGAAATCGATCAAGGACTCGGTGCATGCGCTGCTGAAAGACCAGATCAATGCGCTCGGCCTGGGCGGCGTGTACCAGATCCTTGAGACAGAGATTCGCGGCCCGAACGGTACGCAATTTCTTTTCGCCGGCCTGATGAGCCACACGGTTGACTCGATCAAGTCGTTTGAGGGTTGCGACATCTGCTGGGTGGAAGAGGCGCAGAGCGTCAGCAAGAAAAGCTGGGAGGTGCTGCAGCCGACCATCCGGAAGCCTGGCAGCGAAATCTGGATCACGTTCAACCCGGCCTTGCCGACTGACGAAACTTGGCAACGGTTCGTGGCGAATCCGCCTGCCGGCGCATGGGTGCAGGAGGTGAACTGGTCGGACAACCCGTGGTTCCCGCCTGAGCTTGAAGCTGAGCGGCTGGATACGCTGGCCCGCGACCCGGTCGGCTACGAAAACATCTGGAACGGCAAGCCGAAAACGATCATCGACGGCGCGATCTACACCAGCGAACTGCTGGCTGCGGCTAGTGAAGGGCGTATTGGCCATGTGCCCTACGATCCGGCACTACCTGTCCACACCGTTTGGGATATTGGCATCAGCGATGCGACTGCCGTCTGGATGGTGCAGTCCGTGCGCAATGAGCTGCGCTGCATTGACCACTACGAGGCCAATGGGTTGAGCATCGCCAGCCATCTGCAGGAGCTGACCACGCGCCGCTATGTGTGGGGTACGGACTGGCTACCGCACGATGCCCGTGCCCGCGAGCTAGGCACCGGCAAGAGCATCGAAGAGGTGATGCGCGGCATGGGGCGCACGGTGCAGATCACGCCGCGACTGAGTATTGAGGACGGCATCAACGCGGCGCGGCTGGCTTTTCCGCGAGTCTGGTTTGATGCGGAGAAGTGCGCGCGCGGCATTGAGTGCCTGCGCAGCTACCGCCGCGAGTTTTCCGACAAGGCCGGCGAATTCAAGCCACTGCCGGTGCACGACTGGGCCAGCCATAGCTCGGACGCCTTCCGCTATCTGGCCGTGAACGCGGACAGCCTGAGCTACACGAATCATTACGCCACCTTGCCGGTGCACACTGGCGACAGCTACGCAGGATATTGATGACCACAGACCTGATGATGATCGACCCCGAGCAGGTCGAGGAACAGTCACGCCTGCTGGATGGCATTGCCACGCGCCTGCAGTCGCTGGCCGATAAGCGAGTTGCATCGCGCAGCTCGCTGGAGCAGCGCTGGCTGGAGGATACCCGCCAGCACAACGGCGAATACGATCCGGATATTTCCAGCGGCATCGCCAAGGGCAAGTCTCGTGCGTTCTACAACGGCACGCGCAAGCTCTGCAATCTGGCCGAGGCGCGTTGGGGTGAAATGGTGCTGCCAACGGATGATCGCAACTGGTCGATCCAGCCGACGCCGATCCCGGATATTCCCGGCTTGGACGCCAAGCAGCTGCAGGCCGAGGCCAAAAAGCGCGCACTGAAGATGCAGCGCATCATCGACGACCAGCTGGCCGAGGCTGATTACAACCGCATTCTGCGCCGCGTGATTGCCGATGCTGTGCGTCTTGGAACTGGCATCCTAAAGGGGCCGGTAGTCACCAGCAAGTCGGTCCCCCGTTACCAGCAGCAGCAGATTTTTCCTGGCGTTACTCAGGCGGCGCGGATTGCAGAAACGCAGTTTGCGCCGACGGTCGAGCGCGTGAGCCCGTGGGATTTCTTCCCCGATGATTCTGCCGATCGGATCGAGCACAGCGAAAGCAATCTGCAGCGCCATCGGTTGAACCGCAAGCAATTGCGCGAGCTGGCAAAGCTGCCGGGCTTTGATAGCGAGGCGCTGGAGCGTGTGCTGTCGCGCAAGCCCGGCTGGCGTGCGGATGGCTCGGTGAATAAGGCGCGCAGCGCCGACTACCAGGACAGCACGGAGCTCAACAAATACCAGGTGTGGGAATTCCACGGCGTGGTGCCGGAGAGCGAAGGGCAAACCCTGTGCGGCTGCAACGCCACCGAAGTAACAATCTGGTTCTGCGACAACGAAATCTTGAAGGCCGCCCCGGCTGACGGCCATCTGCGCTATGCGGTGATCTGCTGGGACGAGGACGAGCACGGCATCTTTGGCTCTGGCCTGCCGCGCCGTATTCGTGGTAGCCAGCGCGAGGCCAATAGCCTGTTGCGACTGCGACTGGATCACGCCGCAATGGCCGCGCTGCCACAGTACGTGGCGCACATGAAAGGGTTGCGGCCGGCCAGTGGCGGCATGGAGCTGGCGCCGGGTAAGCTGTGGCTGTCGGACATGCCTTTGCAGGGCGCGCCAATTGTCGCGGTGACGATCCCGGCCATGATTGGCGATCTGCAGGCGCAGTTCGAAAAAGCCGTGCAGCGCATGGAAGACGAATCCGGCCTGCCGACGCTGGCGCAGACTGGCGACGAGCCACAGGTGACGCAAACCGCCACTGGTACGGCGATGCTGATGAATAGCGCCAGCAGCGGCCTGCGCCGACTGGTGCGCGCCTTCGATGACAACATTACCCGCCCGGTGATTCGCGCCCTGTACGCCTGGAACATGGAGTTTTCGGACGATGACGAAGCGAAGGGCGACTACGACATTGTGCCGCTTGGCTCGGTATCCCTGCTGGTGCGCGAGCAGCAGACGCAAGGTCTGGTGCAGCTGGCGCAGTTGGCCGGCAGCATGCAGCCGTTTGCGCAACTGGTGAAGTGGCCGGAATTGTTCCGCCAGATCGTGGCCAGCCAGGGCTTGAATGCCGATGGCGTGACCAAAACGGAAGAAGAAATGCAGGCCGAGGCCGAGGCACAGCAGAATCAGCCGCAGCAGCCGAGCGTCGAGCAGATGAAGCTGCAGATCGAGCAGGCCAAGCTGCAGCTGGCCCAGGCTGAGCTGCAGGCCCGTCAGCAACTGGATCAGCAGCGGCTGGCCGTGGAGCAGGGCAAGTTACAAGTCGCCGCCCAAGACAGCGAGAACGACTTGCGCCGTGCAGAACTGGCCGCGTCCACCAGCCTGAGCAACCAGCAACTGACCGCAGCCATTGCGCAAAGCAAGCTTGGCACGGATCTGCAGCTCAGACGGTTTGATGCCACGGCGCGCATGGGCGAGCTCAAGGTCAAAGAGGATGCCGCGAATCAGCGCTTCAATGCGGAGCTACTGACGAAAGCGCAGATGGGGAGCGGGATTTGATCACCAGAGACGCCACATGGCGACAGGTCGAGGATTACGTGCTGGAGCAGATCGATCAACTGCGCCAGGAGCTGGAAACCACAGAAAACATTGAACCCAGATTATCCATTAGCCATTTCCCAAGCATTTGAGGCAAGCTTGCGGCAAGGCAGTGGGTCTTCGCTACGGCATCAAGCCGGGGCATTTCTAATGGATTCCATTAGCAATAACCTTCATGAATCAGCCACATAAGAGGTAGACATGGCCGGGCTGCCGCTGCAGGGAGATGGGTTTTCGATCAGTTTCAGCAACCGCGAGGTCACCGCCTGGGGCGGATTGGTGCTCTTCAAGCAGATGCTCGACAGCATGGGCTTTCGGGACGCCGCCGGGAGCTGGGGATTGCCCGCGCCCGGA